AAAGCGAAGGGTTAGGAGATACAGTTGAAAAGGTATTAGAAGTTACTGGAGTAGCTAAATTAGCTAAATGGGTAATGGGTGAAGATTGCGGATGCGATGAGCGTAAAGCAAAACTCAATGCTTTATTTCCTTACCGCAAACCTGAATGTTTACTAAAACACGAACACGAATACTTAGAAAATTGGTTTAAAGAAAAAAGATACTCAATGAGACCTACCGAACAAAAAGAAATACTTGCTATTTATAACCGAGTATTTAAAGTAAATATGCAACCAACTTCTTGCGGTAGTTGTTTACGTGATGTAATGAATAAATTAGAAATACTATTTAATACGTACACTAACGAAAACACGAATTGAAAAATGGCAAAAGTAGGTAGACCAAGAAATTTAGATAGTCCCGAACAACTATACGAACTATTTAAAAAATACAAAGAAGACGTAAAAGCGAACCCGAGAATAAAAAGCGTATTCGGAGGTAAAGAATTTGAAGAAAGAGCCGAGCCACTTGAAAGACCTTTAACAATGGAAGGATTCGAAATATTTTGCTGGGATATTGTAGGCGAAGTAGAACAATATTTTAAAAACATTGATAAAAGATATTCGGAATATATCCCTATCTGTTCACGTATACGCAAAGAAATACGCGAAGATCAAATAACGGGCGGTATGGTAGGACAGTATAACGCAAGCATTACGCAACGTTTAAACAACTTAAAAGAGCAAGTTGAACAAAATGTAACTGAAACTAAAATAATTAATTTAGGCAACGGAATTAACCCGAATGAATGAAGCTTTTAATCAAACAAGAACACGCTACATTTTATCTAAATGACAAAGTAAATACTGAATTATTATACGGTGGTGCGGCTGGCGGTGGTAAAAGCGCCTTTGGTTGTTTGTGGCTTATTTCAATGTGTCAAAAATACGCTGGCACTCGTTGGTTAATGGGTAGGTCAAAATTAAAAAGCCTAAAAGAAACAACGTTAAATTCATTTTTTGAGTTAACAAGCAAATTAGAAATAAACGATCAATTTGATTACAACGCTCAATCAAATATTATTTACTGGAAAAACGGTTCTGAAATATTACTAAAGGATTTATTTCTTTATCCAAGTGACCCTAACTTTGATGGCTTGGGTTCTTTGGAGTTAACGGGCGCGTTTGTAGATGAGTGCAATCAAATTACTTATAAAGCGTGGCAAATAGTTAAGTCGCGAATAAGATATAAATTAAACGATTACGGATTAATTCCTAAATTATTAGGAACTTGTAACCCAGCTAAAAATTGGGTTTATAAAGAATTTTATTCGCCAGATAAAAACGGAACGTTAAAAAATTATAGAAAGTTTATTCAAGCTTTACCTAAAGACAATCCGTATTTACCTGATAGTTATATTCAATCATTATTGCAATTAGATAAAAATTCACGTGAAAGGCTTTATTACGGAAACTGGGAATATGACGATGACCCAAGCGCTTTAATTTCGCAAGACGCTATCGTTAATTATTTCAACCCCGTTCACTTAACTAAAGGCGCTGAAAAGTATATTACGATAGATGTAGCGCGTCAAGGTAAAGATAAAACGGTATTTCGTATTTGGTATGGTTGGGTTTGTGTTGAATCATATAGAATAGAAAAAAGTGGTTTGGACGTTGTTGTAAAAAAAGGATTAGAATTTATTCAAAAACATTCAATTCCTTTAACAAACGTAATAGCTGATGAAGATGGCGTTGGGGGTGGTGTAGTTGACTTCTTAAAATGTAGGGGTTTTATAAATAATGCGCAACCGTTAAAAGGCGAAAACTATTCTAACTTGAAAAGTCAATGTTCTATATTAACAGCTAAAAAAATAAGCCTAAACGAAATGGGCGAATTATGCAACGATAAAGCCTTGGTTGATATAGTTTCTGAAGAAATGGAGCAAATTAAAATGAAGGATATAGATAAGGACGGTAAACTGTCAATAGTGCCAAAAGAAATGATAAAAGAAAATATTGGTAGGTCGCCAGATGAGTGGGATAGTATTATGATGCGGTACTATTTTGAATTACAACCTAAAGGCGTTTATCATATTTGGTAAATAAATAATATTTTGCACTCGTTCAAGTATGCAAATAGTGTGAATTATCTTTACAAACTACAAAAACACGAAATAAAAGTTAATTAATAAGATGAAAACAGAAATAGTAATACCTACTTCTTTGAGTGAAATTCCTTTGAAGTGCTACCAAGAATTTATGAAGGTAGTGGAAAAATCAAACGATGAGGAATTTATAGGACAAAAGACCGTTGAAATATTTTGCGGTTTACAAATGAAAGACGTAGTAAGGGTGAAATGGAGCGACATACGAGATTTAACTTTACACCTAAATAAAATATTTAAGGAAAAGCCTAAGTTTCAGCACACATTCAAAATCAAAGGTACTGAATTTGGTTTTATCACTAATCTGGAAGATATGACTTTTGGAGAGTACATTGATTTAGAAACAAACATTTCCAGCGTAGAGAATTTTCACAAAGCAATGGCTGTAATGTACAGACCGATCACAAAGAAAGTAAAAGACCGATACGAGATATTTCCGTACACAGGAACGGATGAATTTAGCGAGGTAATGAAATACGCTTCTTTGGATGTTGTCTTAGGTGCAACGGTTTTTTTTTCGACTTTAGGAAGCGACTTAGTACAACATACGCTTACCTATTTGGAGAAAGAGATGAAGAAGAACCCGAAATTAATGACTTTAGCGAAAGAGCGCAATTTAATAAAAGATGGGGCTGGTACAATTCAATCTATGCACTTGCTAAAGGAGACGTTACAAAGTTTGATGATGTTACCAAGTTGGGGGTTAGAAAGTGTCTTACCTATCTCACTTACGAAAGACAAAAATTAGAAATAGAAGAAAGAGAAATTAAAAGAATAAGAAAACATGGCTAACTATTACACGATATTAGATACACTAAAAACGAACTTGAATAATGACCCGTTTGTAAACACGGTAACGCAAGGTGATATATTTGCAGTTGACTTAGCAAAACAAACTATATTTCCTTTGTGCCATATTATAGTAAACAGCGCTACGTTTGAAAGTAACATCATTCGCTTTAATGTAAGCATTATGGCAATGGATATTGTAAACAAATCAAAAGACGAAGATACAGACATATTTAACGGAAACGATAATGAGGTTTATGTACTTAATACAATGATTTCTGTATTGAATAGGTTATACGAGGAGTTAAGACGTGGAGACTTATACACTTTGCCGTTTCAAGTTGACGGTAACCCGGGTTTAGAGCCATTTGCTGAAAGGTTTGAAAACTATTTAGCTGGTTGGACAATGACATTTGATATTTTAGTTCCTAACGATATGACTGTTTGTTAATGAGTGAAAGATTAAAAGCCTTAGAGAAGTTTCGTGATTTGGTGGTAGCTGAAGCGAAAGCCAATTTGAAAAAGATGGGTAAAGATACGAGCGGTAAATTAAGCAGCTCAATCAAAGGCGAAGTTAAACAGATGCCTAATTCTATTGGAGTGTATTTTGAAATGGAGCCTTACGGTAACTTTCAAGACCAAGGTGTTAAAGGAGCAAATCCAACAGGGCTGCCTTCAACTTCAAAAAACTACGGTAAACAAAACGCTCCTAATTCACCTTATAAATTTGGTAGTGGTTCAGGACCAAAAGGCGGACTAACAAGGAGCTTAGATAGTTGGATGGTTCGCAAAGGAATAGCACCAAGAAATGTAGCTGGAAAATTTCAAAGCAGAAAGGGTTTAAAGTTTATTATAGCTCGAAGCATTTACATGACTGGAATCAAACCGAGTTTGTTTTTTACTAAGCCATTTGAAGCTGCCTACAAAACTTTGCCTGATACGTTAATAGATAAATACGGATTAGATGCCGAACAGTTATTAGACGAAATATTAAGAGAAAATTTAAAGAATAGATAATGAGTATTTTTGCACGTTCACCCTATATAGTAGAAATATCCGAAACAGGACAAGACGGTTCTAAGTTAGAAGTGTTTATTTGGAACGGTACTGGAGCAGCTCCAGCAAGTCCTACCTACACACTAACGAAATTAATACCAGCGTCAAACAACGTAAAGACGTACTATAATATCAGTCCTTACATTCGTGAGTATTTAAGTTGGAATACAAGGCAAGAAATTTATAATACTTTTCCAGCAAGCAACACAAGCCAATGGTGTAACGTTCAATACAAAAGATATAAATTAGACGGTGGCGTTTACACTTTATTAAGCACTACAAATACAGTAGCTTACGATGGTTTTGGATGGTATGAACAGGGATATAATTATTCTTTAGCTAATGACATACTACATGATGAAGGCACGTTTTATTATTATTACGATGGCACAAGCCCAAGTTCAAATTCAAGTAGGAGAGGTGGTCATTTAATGGTCAAAACAACTTCAGGCTATAAAGCAAAATACACTAACTTAATAACTGGATTTAGTGTTACTCAAAATTTAACAGACGGTCAAATAACAGATGTTCCGAGAGTTTACCAAAATTACTATTCAGCTGGAAACAAATTAGAAATATTAAACACTTCGAATACTGTTTTATGGACTGGTTATTTCAAACCCTTTGAGCTTTGCCGCTATACAGCCGTTTTGTGCGACTTTGTAAACAAGTATGGGTGTTGGCAAAGGACGTGGTTTTTCGCAGCGTCTAACGATACATTTAGCATTGAAAACACGGAATATAATTTAATGCAGTCAACTTTTCCTAACTATAACACTTTAGAAGGTCAAAGAAAGGTATTTAATACAAGTGCTAAAAAATCAATCAAAGTAAACACGGACTGGGTAACTGAAAATTACAACGAACTACTGAAGGAATTAATGGTAAGTGAAAAGATACTTATAAATAATTACCCAGCTAAACTGAACACGAAGTCAACGGAACTATTTAAGAATATAAATCAAAAAATGATTAACTATTCTTTGGAGTTTGATTTTGCTTACAATGCCATTAACAACGTAATATGAGACAGGTACAAGTTTACATTGAAGGTAAAAAGATTGAGCTATTTGAAGATGAACAAATCAATGTTACTTC